GGTTGCATTTACCTAAATTCCCTGTTTGTAATGACCAAGCACCAGCTAACAGCAATTTGTCCTTCTCAGTGTTCCCTGTGAGAACAGGAGGGGGTGCAATAGTACACTCAGAAACTAAAGAGTCAGAAGGTAGTGTGATTATACTTTTATAACTTGTACAGGATGCTAACATCAAGCATGATAGAATTAGTAAGTATCTCATTTCTTTTTACTCACTACGCAAGCTGGGCTATCTGGTACAGTAGAGCAATATGACTGAAGCATCATAGTATTAAGCTCTTTATTAACCACTGTAGGTGTTGGTACTAGAGTAGTTTCGGTTGTCTTAATAACCTTAGTCTGTGGTTGAGAGGCTTTATCAATAAGTATATCCTGCACCTTATTAATTTTTTCAGTCACCTTGTTTGCTGCCTTATCAATGGAGTCTGTTTGTGGTTTAGGGATAATAGAGCTCGTAAGGTAGACTTGCCTCTGGTTCTCAATCTCTGCTAAAAGGTCTTGATTCTTTAACCGAAGCATTCTTGATTCGTCACGTAACACCACAATCTGTGCATTAAGGTAAACTGTTTTATTAAACTCTCTGTCTACAATGTATAAAAGTACGCACAATGCAATTAGGGAAATAAACCCATACCAAATATGTAGATCCCACTCAAGAGTCCATGCTTCGATCTTCCTGAACATACTTTGCTCTTCTTCAGTGCGTTCCATTCTATTTATCCTTCCTGTACAAGTTTATCTGATCGACCTTCCACTTCCTCTGCTTCTCTAGCAAAAGCTTGTAATCACCGATACAGCTATTGTTGGATACGTAAGCTTTGGCTAATGTACGTGGAGTAGATCCGGCAGGTGTAGCTGTACAAGGATCTATGAGAAGACTATCGGGGGGAGTTATCAGAATGTCCTGAGAGACGGTTATAACTTTCGGTGAGCAGCCTTGTAAGGTCATCAGGCAAAGCATCATCGATATTAACAACATTGCTTTTGCTTTCATTACTTACAGCCTTTGTAGAAGGTGCCTGAGCAGGCTTGGATGGAAGTTTATCAATTGAGGATAATTCTTTATCTCTTGCAAGATTTAAAATATTCTTTTCAATTTGATACTCAGTAGCTATCGCATCATCCACTTTACAAGACAAATCTCTTAAGTTAAGGGACTTTTGTAGGCTTGTATTGGCGTTGATGGCTGAGACTAACGCTGACTCAGCATCTGCTGTCTTGCCAATTTGCCAGTATAAAAGTCCACTAGTAACTAGACTAATCGTCAGTAAAGTAGCAATGATGTATAGATAGACTTTGGAAGAAAGACTTGAGATGAAGCTAAACATCTGTATTCTCCACACCAGGATCTTTCACCAACACTGGTTGACTTATGAGCCTGCCAACAAGTCCTAGTAACCCAAACAAGATAGCCATGCTAATTACAAGCTTGAATGCAAAGTATACGTTAATTACACCAAGTACAGACAGTCCTGTAACAGAAAGTGCTTGCAGAATATTAGCAAGACTGAAGATTACTGAGTAAGACTTCCACAACCTTTTCCAGCCATCAACTAGGGACAATTTCAACTTTAGTTTTTCCAAGGCACATATCCTTCTCTTGCTGACGCCTTGTTATTAGCCCATTCAGCTTTTGTTTTTTAGCATACACCCACTTGGATAGCTCCTCGCAGGCACCTTCATAATCTTTGGAGTTTAGTTTACGAAGCATTGTAGAAGACTTAAAGTTACCAACACCAACATTGTATGTGAAGCTAAGGAATGCAGCATGCTGATAATCTGTCAAAGGTACACGAACAAGATTCATCATCTGTTTATCGTGTGAGGACAGGTCTTTAGCTAGCTGATCAAGACACTGGTCATCTGTATATTTCTGTCCAAGCTTGAGTTCAGGCCCTGTGTGACCATAACAGCTTGTTGCAATACCTACAGGATCAATATAGGTTGCATTGACCTTACCTTCATTTGGTGCAATAAGGTATCCACCGCTAAGTGCTACAGCAGCTGTGAAGCCATAAGCTAAAAGCTTTTTAGTAAGGCTAGATTTTGTATCTGCCATAATTCAATTCCTATAAACAAAGCACATCCTTGTGCTATTAATTAAAGATTACTGCTTACTGGTAGCTGTGATATAGACTTCCGTCGTTTTGGCTACCATAGTGGCCCCACTCAAATATCTTACAGAAAAAGACAAGTTTGTAGCAGTTGATGCAGCCCTGTTATAGAACCCTATAGTCCAATCCGCCAAACCCTGTAAATCAGCAGCCTCGGGGGCTGCATTGAAGAATCCAGTCGGAACTGTAATATTTACATTCTGAGACGTGACACCGCCAGCCAACGGAAGATTGAAAACTGTACTCCACTTACGAGAATGAACTCGGTTTGTTGTACCACTGTCTACCAATCCAGATGCACAGTTATTGTAAGCGTTACCAGAACCTACAGTAACGTGTCCACTTGTAGGCGTAAGGAAGATTGCTGTGCCGCCTAGGTCACTAAAATTGTTAGAATCAATTACGCTACCAAAGTCTCCGTTAGGACTGTTCTGTACTGTGATTGCGTTGGTGACTCCGGGACCTCCCACAAACTGATTAGACGTAATTGTATAGCTACCACCATTACGAATATCAATAATATTGGAAGGTGTTGTCTCTGAGTGGAAGAATAAACAGCCTACGATTTCAAAGTGATATACACCATCCAGATAGAATGAGCCAATGAAGTTGTTATAATGACCACCAACAACATGTAGGCCTGATTCTGGGGATGAGGTACAAACCCAACTCATAGCTCGGTTAGATCCACCAGAGGCACATTGGGTAAGGTATATGCCCTCAATATGGTCTGTAGCACTAATCCAAGCAGCTCCGTATAGATGCTCACAGTGGCTGAAGTAATAAGCAGCAGCATCATTACCCTCGACTGCTGAGATTGTAATACCTGTAGCAGTTGTTTGACCCGGACCACCCATGATCCACCGACAGTTATTGAACCAAGCTTGACCTGTATTGTTCAAAGCTAGCCCAACTGCCCAAGTATGCTCAAAAGATTGATGTCCACGAAAAATAACATCATCGAAAAGTAGTGAGCGCTGTGGTCTACCAACAATACCTTTTAAGTCAATGAGCAGACCAGTTCCTGTTGTCAAGTTTCTTGTGACAATAGACATACCCGAGAAACCGGTACGAGGTGCTGGGGTAATATCAAGCCACCAAGCACCTGCAACAGCAGCCCTCACAATCAACCCATTACCGCCACCAGTGAATAGGAGTTGACTTAGATCAGAGCCATAGCCCTTGAAGATAATACTTTGAATGCCTGTGATGGTTACTTGATGCTCACGAGTCAACCTCATCTGACCTTTCCAAGTAATCACAGAATGCTCACGAGTCATAGCATAAGCAATTACTTTATCAAAAACGTTAGAATCGTCTGTACTACCATCACATTTAGCACCAAATGTTTCACAGTGGATCACATCTGAGGCTGCAGCTTTCCACCTAGCACCACCAAGCCCTACAATTACTGTACCACCATTGTCTAAACTGGTTGTATCCGCAGGGTCATAATAAAATTCATTACCCCCAACACCGTTCTTAGTGTAGTACCCAAGTGTTCTGACACGGGTTGAATTTGCAGCACTAAGCAATCTCAAGTCTGCAATTGTATCTACAGTTCTAACGCTGACTTGAAGCTGTGAATTTACACCACCCAGCCCAACATCAGCAGGCGTTAGAACAACATCACCGCCCCTACCAGCTACGGAATTAACACCTGTGGCTGCTATAAGAGTAGTTCCATTGAATTTATAGACAACACCCGTGGCTCTATCGGTTAATTGGAACCAAAGTGGAATTGGCGTAGACTGCCAGCTATTAGCAACCCTGTAGTAGATTCGATTATCTGTTGTTAGATAATATGCTGAACCATTGGTTGGAGAAGTTGGTAAAGAACTAACAACCCCATCAATATTTCTATCAAATAGATAAGAGAATTTAAGTAGATTCTCATCCATACCTAAATTCCAACCGCTCTCACCAAAGTCCCAGCCGAATTTAGTTTCTACGAAAGGTGAAATTCTCTGAACCATTAATTATCACTCTCTTCGTTTGGGTAAGGGTAATCTTTCTTTATTTGTTCTTTTCTTTCTAGTGCTTTATTCAAAGTCTCTTTAAATTCAGGAGAAGATTTAGTAAATCCTTCAGCTTGTAAACTTAAACCTTCAATAAAATACCTATCACTTCCGTAAATTGGGTCCGAGTAAGCAATCAGTCGCAATCTTTCAATATCAGTTTTTGATACAACCACCGACTCATTATGTTCTCTACTTTCTAACTTACCATCAACATAATACCAGTTGGCCTCTGGATGATAGATTGAATTAAAGAAATCATCCTCAGATATTTCCAATGCTTCATCCGGGATCTTGGGGTTTGTGGATTCTTCATATCGACTTTTAAGACGACCAGACTCATCAAATAATGCGTAATACTTCATATTAATTACCTATTGCTAGCCATTGACAAGATGATGGCGTAGTAGCGCCAACAGTAGTTGTGCCTCGTGTCAACCTGCAAACGTTCTGTGCATTGAAGCCTGACGTAGTGATGACAGTTGGTGTGAAGATTGTCAACTCTGCAATATCAGCAGGATTCGAATCTTGTGTCAAAATCCTGAAGACTTGATTAGGGAAAGAAATAGGGAAAATAACACTACTTGACAAGCTAGTTGGGGATGAGTTGCCCCATTGGATAAGAACCCCGTTAGGAAGTTTCTGATAGCCATTAGAAGCAAGAGACTGGTTTGTCCCCATGAATGCTTGAGCCAACTGAAGAGGTGTAATGTAAGCAGTATTATTTGTAAATGCTTGTGATTGTGCAGATGTGGAGGGGATTGGTGCGGCGGCTGAGTCAACGAAAGCAACTTTCCACGTACCACTATTATCACCAACAGGGTTTACATTTGTGTTGGTGATTTGACACTTATAGATAATTCCATTATTCCCTTGGCAATAACTCGCATTTGCTTGGTATTCTGTAAAAGAATCCCAAATGGCAATACCGGCTTGGTTAAAGTGGGCAATTGCTTGATCTTGCTTATTATCAATATAGTTAAAGTATTGACGAGGGGGAATCTCAACAGCCCAACCTTGGGAAATTTTACTGTCAGAGGGAGCCAACACATCCCCCGATTGTGCCCAAATCTTGTTCAGGTCTGTTGGTTTTGTAATTGCAGGCATTTAAAATTTCCTATTAAGCAATTGGGTAGTGGCCCATAATTAAAATAACTTCACCAGCCTGTGTAAAATCGCCATTATCGTAGCGTGTTGGCGCAACCCCAAGTAGATTACCAGTGATTCTAGCTCCGCCGTGAGTGGAACCTACAGCACTAGCTTTGGCGGGGAGTGTGTATCCAACTGAACCTGCCAAAGCAGGAAAAGGTAAACTTGCAACAGGGTTATTACCTGTTCCGACGGTCGTAATAGTAATTGCAATTTGCACATAGCAAATTCCGAATGTCACCATATACCTACCTGTTGCACTGATCGCTGTGAATGTACCACCGCTGGTTATAGTTGGTGTGTACGTTGTCCAAGCTCTTTTATTAGCAATTTCAGCCTGTATCATAGCTGCCGTTGCAATTTGTGTGCTGTTTGTCCCAACAGCAGGTGTTGTGGATAACGGTGTACCTGTGAGGCTAGGTGAGGCCAAGTTAGCCTTAAGATTCAATGCGGTCTGCTGAGCTGTCGATACAGGCTTGTTAACGTCTGACGTATTATCTACATTTGACAAACCAACCATGGATTTAGTAATCCCACTTACCGTACCTGTGAATGTGGGGCTTGCAATGTTAGCCTTAAGATCAAGTGCTGTTTGTTGTGCATTACTTACAGGTTTGTTACTGTCAGAGGTGTTATCGACATTCGGTAAACCTATCATACCCTTTGTAATACCGCCAACTGTCCCGGTGAAGGTTGGTGAATTCAGAGGAGCAATAGTGGGTGGTATAGTGGTCCCAGTTTCTAGGTTGTCAAGATGGATCTTGATATATGCAACTCTATTAGTTAGTTGCTGAGTTGCTGCATTGAGATGTCCGGTAACTGGATTACCAGAACTAAACCCCGGCTGACCTCCCAATAAAGGGTCAGTGGTTGCCAGTTCATAAATTGCAGGTTCATAAACCGGATTTTCTACTAAGTTTGTCATTGTTATTCCTTAATACAGTGTGGCAAAGTATCCACCATCTGACAGCGTTCCAGAGTAAGTGGCCGTGGCGTTGGCAGTAGTAGACCCATCAGCAAGGTTGCTGCCGTCCGCTACTTGTGACCAAATTGGTGGACCATCTCCAAAATTAGAGTCACCATAGTCAAGCCCATACCCCAAACCATATCCAGTGGTTCCGGTGTAGTCTCCAAATCCTTTAGCTCCCGGTACACCCTCAAAACCAAAAAAGTTTCCAGATTGATACTCCCCAAACCCAATACCCACACCAACTGTTTTTGGAATAAGACGTGAAGGGTATCCGTCCGTAGAGTTTATGTATTGGAGCAACCCTTTCTCTATATCTGTCAGGGGTCTTGATATATAAACTGTAGCGTTGGCGTTACCATTTTCACTAAGGAAGGTACCAGTAGTACCAAAGATAAGGTTTACTACTTCAATAAATTCTTCAGGTGTTGAGCGTGTAGTATTCTTGTAAATCTTGGCTCTGATAAACAGTCGATAAGTTTCATCATCAAGAGTGATGTTCCCACCGGTGGGTTGACCATAGTCTAGAAATCTACTTCCCAGAAGATTATTACCAAACTCACCAAATGTGCCTGCTTTCAGTGCCCCTTGAAAACCGAAGAATGTGTATAGGTCTGCATTAATAAGAACTCTGTCTTGACCTACAATTCGACCAATTACATTCAGTTGTTCACCCTCAGCACTATCAAGGTCACGCATTTGAAGTAACTGTTTGAAAACATCTTGTAGCTCAATTTGAGCTGACAATAATAGCTGAAGATAACGGTCGAATACGGGTGCAGAATCTTTTTTAAATTGCTCAGTTGTCCTGCTGCGGGCTACAGACAAGTAATCTTCTTCAACAAAAGGAATAAGTGCCATATTAATTTTCCTTATGTCGTGATTAAAATATTATCTGAAGACAAGCTGGCAAGCTGATTAAAATCAACAATAATGTTACTTACACCTGTTGGATTAGGCGATGTACCAATAAACATACTGTCCACCTGAAAGCCGGGAACACTGTTAATTGGAGTGTAGAGACGACTATAGATAACATCATCCCCGATACTGAGGCTTGCAAAATAAGCTATCAGTGCAGACTTTATTGAATCAGGTCCTGTAGCCGGGAAGTTGCCGTCTGTTGTTATGTTTAAAGTGATGTAAACCGGTACAGGGTCTGGGCGGTTAAATCCAATTGGGTGAGAAAAACCTTGACTGTCAAAGATATTTACGATGGTGTCACCAAAGCTTCTGATACCCATAGGTTTATTTTCCCAGATGGTTTCAGCTATTTCTGAGGATAAACCACCTAACACGATTGGCATAAAGCTATGAGGAGGAACACCAAGGGAATCTGCAGTGTCAGTATCATTTTCGTAGATTCTAACTTCCTCTACACCACTGAGGTTGATAAGGGCAGAGTAAAGGGCCTCAAGAATGTTGGATGCACGTTCAAATTTAGTTTGTCTAAATCTAAGTCGAAGTTCTTCATCTGTTTCTTTTAAACGGCCCGGACTTGCAGAGGTGGGGTTTGTAACGCTGCTCCAACCAAGCTGGGGAGTGAGGATTGTTGTCAGTGTATTAACTTCGGCGTTAACTGGTCCAGCTGTGGTGCTAATCACTTCGCCTATCTTTTGAACTTTAGTGATGCCAAGATTCAAGGAGGTTGTGAAGGAAACAACTGAAAACTCATCAACTCTGCTGAGAGTTAGGGTACTACCTACAACAGAAGCTTTGAGTGTTGGATGACTCAAAGTGACTATATTAGCAATACCGGCTAATATTGTTGAGGCTGTAGCACCAACGCCACTTGTGTAGTTAATAGTGTTACTTGTGGAGATAGAAGAGTAGGTGATGCTATATAGGGTGTTATCTGCAACAATTAGTGGCGTAAAGGATGCACCAGAGGCGGAAGTCGGGGACAATGCTACCGGTGTGATAAGTCGCCACTGGGAGCTGTCAACAGTACTACCTATTGTCAGACCGGAAGCTACTAATACACCATTATCACCTGTGAGAATCACTTGTGCAGTGGAAAAAGTCTGCTCTTGACGAGTGATGGCGCCTAATGCCACTAGGTTGTCAAGTGCAATACCCATTGCGGAATTAGGGTCAAAAGCTGCATAGTCTGTTTGAGCAACTTCCCACAGATCTGCTAGTGATGGGGTTACAATAGATATTAAGCGCCCCAGTGCTGACGAGTCAGATGTATCTACAACATCACCCGGTTGAACCATATCTTGAAATAATTCTACAGCTTCAGCACGTAGATCAGACAGGATTTCTGTCATTCTTTTTACAGTAAAGCCTTGGTCAGAAATACCTGCCATGTTATTTCCTTTTAAATTTACGGGATCAGTTCACCGGATTAATTACTATAGGCGAGGTTATTTCACCAGTTACAACCCTAACTTTGAAACTCAATGAATATTGACGATTTACGAAAGTAGAGTCAAAACTCACAATCTCTTTTACGCCCGGCTCTTCTAGTATCTTTTGTTGGAAGATTAGGTCTACCGCCGACTTGGAAGACTGCTTGATACCAAGAATGCGTTGCCAATAAGGAACTCCGTAAGTGGTATCCATAAACCATTCTTCTTGGAAAGTTAGAAGTCTTATCTTGAGTCTTTGAGCAACAGTTTGTATGAAAGGTTGAGTGGTGTCTTGAACCCTCAAAGGTCCATTATTCCAAATAATATCGTGAGAACTACTTAATAAGAAATCTATGACACACCTCCTTAATTACTTGGTGGTACAGTAGAAGGGGCATGCCTATGGCTACTGAAGATAACGTCGTTGAACGTCTGAACACCTGTACCGGTGTAATTACCAATATGAGTTATTGGACCAGTCCAGAGAGTATTCTGAGCATCCACATTAAATACGGGAGTTGTAAGATTGACTTCTTCTGTTGCATTTATATTAGCAACTGAACAGTTAATAGTGACAGGCATATTTGATGTGTTAATCTCAATACTACCGTCTGCCTTAATTCTAACCTCAGCCTCTGTAGCACCGAGATTAGCAAACATAACCGTATCATCTGTACTGTGTGATAACACATGTTTGGATGGGTTATTTACAGCACTTCCCGGAGGTTGAATACCCGGATAAAATACAGCATCACCCTTATCCATCTTGGCAAATGTTGTTGGTGTTGAAGGTCTGCCATTACCAGCTTTCCAAGAATCCATACCTCTCATAGAGAATACGGCCATTCCTGTATCACCAGCTTTGATAGGAAAGGTCATTCCTGCTGTACTACTCACAGGAAAACTTACTGGAACTCCAAGGATAGGCGGACGCTCTGCAACTGTACCATCTTGAGCTTTCTGGTTAATTGAAGGTTGTATATCAACCATTTGACCACTCAAACTCTCTCTTACACCAACAACAATACACGGCATTGCGGTATGTACGTTCTGCATCTGACTTTGGAAGGCGCTAATCATTCCATCTTGAATAGCTTGTACTGCTTCAGCACTCATGATTAACCCTTCTGTTCTACTTTCTCAAGTGAAGATGCTTTTATCTCCGTATACCAGTTCTGAGACCTCCATCCGCCAGAGTGCCTAAGACTATCTACTTTAAGCCAACCTGTAATAAGTGTGTCTTCAAGATAGATGATATCTCCTGCACGAATATCAGGATTCAATAGAATCTTCATCTGAATACCGGGCTTCTTGGCTTTATCTTTCTTGGATCTACGTCTGTCACCAGATACGCGATAAGGAGTTTCAATCAAACCTGTATATTTAGAGATAACATAAGCTTGTTGGAAGTTCTCTGTGTTAGCTCTGTCGTTATTGTTGACATACAAAGTGTCGTCATCAACTTGCCAGTTTAGAGCGTGTTTCTCAGCCAACTCATCAAGCATCTCTTTCGGGGTGCCCATGAGAGGATAGCCATAGATAATCTCGTTATTCAAGTTGGTGCCATTATAGACACCACGAGAAACACCGGGGAGATTCTTACGAATAGCTTCAGCTACTTCTCTGACAGATTGTCCGGGAGCTACTAGCTCGCTAAGCGTCTGGTGATTTAATTCTGTGTAGCCAGTGCCGAGTTGAAGCTGGGAAATCCTATCAGTACCAGATTTACGTGTACTTACGTGAGTAACCTGCCCTGCAAATAATCTTTTAACACCTCCAGTATCTTTGTAACCGGCTGAAAAGACCGCTGCTGGATAATCAGTATCCAGCAGTTTTATATGCTCTAGACTAAGATTTGTGACTTCAATAGTGGCACTATTGGTCTTCTTCTTGTTGTCTGTAGTCTTACTAATATCAAACTGCACTTGAAGATCATTAATTAACGAACCATCACCAGACTTATAATCACCCACTATAAGTTCCTAACTATCCAATCTTGAAAGATTACGCAACTTTCCCTCTCACAGGATTTTTGTGGATGGAAGAGAAGGCAGACATCATTAGCGAACCTTACAAGACTTACCCTGAAGCAATTGATCAATACTACAATCTCTTTTATTTGTACGAAACAGAGGATGAAATCACCTTATAAGGTGATTTCATCATTAATATAATTATTAAATATAGCTTTAGAATGAGAATTCAAACCAGATAATATCTCATCTGGTAGGTAGCTGTACTCTATTATAGCGGCATTTAGTATAGCCACTTTAGCAATCTGCCAAGCTTTATGCGCCTCAATTTCTGATGGGTAATAACCTAAATAGCCGCTTTTGCTGGTTTTAGAAAAAGATATCTGAGCTATAAATTTTCCATTGTTTTTGTCCATCGTAGTTCCTAGCATACCTTTATTATTCTTACTATTTCCTTTTGAAAGGAGCATATTAAGATCTGCTGGATAATCAGTATCCAGCAGTTTTATATGCTCTAG